GCTCGTCTCGACGCTGCTCGGCCATCTCGCTCAGCCGCTCGTCGACTTCGTGTTCAGGCAAGCCGTCTTCGAGCAGACGGCGGCGGATATTGAAAATAGTCATTTCTTTTTCCTTTTTGGTTTAGCAATGGGGCCACGCGCTACGAGCTGCAGTGCGCGCATGCACAGCTGGTCGCCTTGCCGCGCGTCTTCGACTACAGCGCGTATCAGCGCTTCGGTGTGGGGGAACTGTTTGCTGAAAGTCTTGGGCAACAGCACAACATCGAGTCGTTTGCGTGCCGCGTCATACACGTATTCGACCGACCAGCCACGCAATGCAGCAGCGTGATCTTCGGATTCAGAAAGTAGATCGAACATAGATATACGATTCGTGGGCGTGCAAAAGCCCTTGCGGGCTTGACATTTACTTACCAGGTTTTTGCCGAATAGAAATAATCAAGTGCGGCGTTTCTAGCGTGACCACTGAGCCTTCCTCCGTAATCAGCAATGTCGGTCTGTCCGCCAAAATTTTGGGCGTGTACTCAATGCCGTGCATAGCCGGACCCTTGTGGCCCTTCCACTCATACAACCAACGCGACCGGCTGTTGTCCGTTTTGGGCGCGGGCAACCGCACAACTTGGCCCTTGCGCCACAGCCCGCCCAGATAGTCAGACACTCGATTGACAGAAGCCGCATGATTGCGGATCTCGGGCATGTCAAACAGAGCTTGGCAGTCCAGAGGCTCAGAAGCCGCCTTGAGGGCGGCTTCGAGGGCAGGAAACAATCCAGTTTCGTTGTTGCGCATGGGAAGCTTTCAGTTCTTTGTTGCCGGTGAGGAAAGTCAGAAGTATCGGGGTAAACGACTAGTAATCTAGCAAAATCAGTTTTATAAAGCTGAAACAAGTCGTTGCCCAAGCTGACAAACGGCACCCGTCTTTCAGCTTATGAGCACCTTGTAAGGATAAGTTTGGCCAGCTCTGCGCGAGTCAGGAGTGCGCTTTTAAACGCATCGGCTGTGTAGGTGCCTTTCCATGACACTCCGTCGAACCACACTCCGCCGTCTTTGCTACCGACCACTACGGCCACCTGGCGGCCTTCAGCGTGGCGCTTGGACAGCCACTCCTGCTGCAAACGGGACAGAGCAGGTTTTGACTTGGCAGTACCGGCGATCAGATCGATAACAGTGTCATTGCGCTTGGGCACGACAATGAACTTGTATTCGATCCACAGGTCTTTTTTGCCGCTGTACCAGACATCGGCGATTCCGCCGTTGTACTGGTTGTGGTTTTTCATGCGGTAAAAATCATTCATCTCCGGCAAGTGCCTGTGGACGGAACTGATGAATGTGTTTTCAGGCTGACTCATGCGGATTTTTGGCGAATAATGGTGCACATCACGCAGTCGCAATCTTTTTGCTCAGATGCTGCTGTCTGGTCTGGAAAAGCAAACACATTGTCGTTTTGCTGTTCGGCAACCAGGCGTTTTTCCACAAGACGCGTATAGCCAATGATGTCAGTCCACGAGTCGACGTAATCCGGGTCGCCATTGAGAATACGACCGATCTTGTGCGCTGCCATCTCCAACGCTTCTTTCATGTCGTCGGGCAACATTAGCCAGTTCTTGGAATCCCGCATGCGGTCTTTGATGCCTTGCGTAATGCGCGCATGCTCGTCAAACTCGCCGTAACGGTCGCCGCGCTCAGCCAGTGTTTTGTCAATGTCGCTCATCTTGAATTCCTTGCGTGTCGGAGAAGTTTTTTAGCTTGCCGGGCACCGATCTGTTTGACCAGCACCCGCTTGGCCTGGCGCACCGGACTGGCGCGCGCAGGCTTAGCAGGGCGGTTCATGACGCTTTAACCATGCTGGACGCTTTGAGCGGCGCGCGGCCAGTCAGCATCGCTTGAATAGCCTGGACGTGGCGCGCTTGGTTGAATGCATCAGCCAGAGCGTTGTGTTTGACACCGGTGGGCGTAAAGGGCACGCGCTTGGCGTTGGGCAGCGTTTTGTAAGTGCGCATGCAGCGGCTGTTGAAAAACTTCCACGGAATTTCCATCTGCACTTGAGTGAAGGCATGCGCCAGCATTGGCAAATCAAAGTCAGCGCCGTTGCTCCAGACAAAGTAGTCGTTGTCGCCGATCCAGTCTCTCAATTCTTCAAGTCCAGAAGTCAGCGTCTGTTTAGGCTCGTGAAATACTTGTTGGGCTTCGGCAGGTTGTTTGAGCCAGAATAACAAAGTGTCTTCTTGTATGCGTCGCTTCAGCTCCAGGTTAGAGTCAATCGAGATTGAGGCATAAAAGCCGTTATCGTCGAGCGCGTCCGAATCGAGATCGAACTTTACGGCGCCGATGCTTTGAATGACTGCGTCAGCAACGGTGCCCAGAGACTCCAAATCCAACATGATGTGTTTCATTTTTTCCTTGTTGTGAACTAATCGCGCGCCCGCCGCCCTGCTGTAAGCGGCGGGACTGGAGTTACACCAGCGCTGGTTGCTGTGACGCGGCTTTGGCGATGGCCTCCTTGGCGACAGACTTGGCGTTAGCCGGTGCGGTGACCACTGCGTCCAGTTCGGCAATCTGGCTGGTCAGCTTTTCGGTGCCTTTGTCAGCAGCTGCCTGAAGCTTGGTAGCCTTGGCCGAAGCGCTGTCAAACGCCTTCTGTGCGCTGGCCAGCGTTGCGCCAGCAGCCTTGACAGCAGCGTCGTAGGCTTTCTTGGCAGCAGCGACAGAGGTGTCGTGCAACTTGACAGCATCAGCCCGGGTTTTGGCATCGAGCTTGGTCTGAGCGCTGAGCGCTTTGACCGACTCGGTGTGGTTTTTCATCGCTGTTTTCAAGCCAGCTTGAGCGACTTTTTTATCAGCGATGGACATGATTTTTGATGCTTGACGAGCCATGGTAATTTCCTAGAGTAAAACGGTTGAGCGAACCGCGGCGCTTTACAGATACTTCTTCTTCAACTGAGCAACGTACTCAAGTTCTTTGAGCCGTACCGCCCGAGAGATCAGCCGGTTTATGACTGATCGTCTTCGCTGTGCAGCCACTTCCAGATCGAGGCATGCCAGCACTTCGGCTTCAGTCATGTCCACTAGCACTTCGTTCAAACGCACGAAGGACTCCAGCGCTTGATTGAGATACCACTTGCGGATTTTCATGAAAGCTTTCGGTAGGTGGGAACGCCACTACAAAAGTGGCGCTCCCGTAGACGACTAGCGGCGACCAGCAGTTTTCTTGGCAGGTGCTTTGACAAAGCTGGACACGTCAGGCTCGGCGTTCAGCATGGCGCGGGCTTCGTCCTGGCGCGCAAAGTGCTCGGCGACGTTAGCGTTTGGCTGCGGATCGCTAAACACTACAACTGGATATGCCGAAGTAGAGTCCATGGTGACCGTGACTACGACGCCGACAGGCGGCATGTTAAACACGCGGGCTATAGACGCCACCATGGTGTCAAAGCCTGTGTTAGCCGTTGGGCTGGTAGTCAACGTCCACAACGGCGTGTCTGCGTCAGCATCAGGTGGCAGCACAGCCAAAACGCGGGAGTTTTTGCAGGCTTTGCCTTTGCCTTTTGAGCCAAACTGGTTGTTTGGGCAGCTGTTGCAGTCGGCTGATTGCTTGAGCGGCGAGTTATCACTTGCCACTAGTTTTCTTGGATTAGTGCCAATTGCAAAGCAAGCGGGGGGCACAATGTTTTTGGGGTCGTAATCTTCTTCGTAGAAAAAGTTTTTAGACACAAAATCGACAATTACAAGCTGCAAAGACGCGGCTGTGCTGCCGTCTGGCAAAGTGAACTTGCCAGGTGCCAGGCGTATTGCGTCGCCACCGGCTGTCGCAATTTTGTCGGACATCTCGGCAGCTTGCTTGCGCAGCATTTCCTGGATGTTGACGATGTTGCTGCCAGCTTTGACAGCAACTGCTGTGCCTTTGGCTTTACCGGCGCTGGGTGCGCTGGTGATGGGAGTGACTTTTGCTTTGGTGGCCATAGGTACTTTCGTGGGTTATGCAGACAGGGTTTTGAGAAGAAGCTTGCGCTTGGTGAATGGCTGGACGCCGGGAATCGTTTTCTTCATGTCCCATAATTCGCGCAAGCCGGGGTCGCTGGCGCGTTTCTGGACGAGATGCCAGAATTTGTTTTTGGCAATGTAAGGCCAGAAAGCTTCCCAGTCGGTGACGTTGCCGGAGACAGCTGTGATGATCGACACCGAAGCTTTTTTGCCAGCAGCGGTGCGGGTGTCTTCTTTGTCAAGCCGGTCGAACAGAACTTCTTCCATGGCTTCGATCTGAGCTTCGATCACTTTGATCTCGGCTTCCTTCTGGCGCTTCTGCTCGCGCAGTGCCCAGGCCTGGTCGATTGAAGTCCCCAATGTGCCGGTGAGGCGATTGGTGACTTTCGTCATGGTTTTGGCGGTGGTTGCGAGGGTCATGGTGTTCTCCTTTGATTAACGGAACGTAAGATAATCTAACATAGATATTAGATCTGGACTGCATAAATTTTGTAAAGCAACGCCGACTGCACAATTACTTTGTCAGTCGGTCTGTGATGGTTTGAGCAAAAGCTTCTTCAACTCTTTCACGAAAAGTTCTTTGGTCTTTGCCCATGATCAGATGAACTTTGCCAATCATGCAAAGGTAATGCGCTATGTAGCGCTCATCGCCGTGTCGTTCCAATAACGACTTTTCAAGAAAGTCGATGATCTGGGTGTCGGTCATTTGCTGTAGTTTTCGGCAAAACCACCTTCGCAGTTCAGCGGAATGTCTGGGCACCAAGCAAGCGGGGTGCTCATCCACTTGGCCATGAAGTCGACGCAGCGCTGCGCTTGAGCGATCTTTGGCAACGCCACAACTTCGTCGTGTGTGGTCATGACGATGGGGTACTTTTTAGAGATCTGCAGCATCTGCCAGCCGACAATGATGCGAGCCAAAGCTTGAACGATGTTCTCGCACAGCAAGCCGCCGTAAATCTTTTTGCGGATGTCCTTGGCTTGATAGCTCCACTGGTCCCAGCCAGTCTCACTGTCCATGGCTTTCTTGAGGTCCGGGTATTTGAGAGTCATGCCGTTGGGCAGCCAGATGGTTTCAAACTCCCAGCTGATTGGCCCGTGAGAGCCTTCACGACCGGCTGCCATGTCTTCAATGATTTGCTTGCAAATGTCCCAGCCTTGGGCAATGCGGTAGTTTTTAGACCGATAGGTATTAACAATCGCTTTGCACTGGTCGAGAGTGAAATACACAGGTGGGCCGCCGTTGGCGCCTTTGGCTAGGGTCATTTGAAACTTGGGTGCGCCCATTTGAAAGCCCAAGCCGAGCACAGCGGTCTTGGAAACGTGACGCTCAATCTTGTCAGCCTTGGTGATGACGCGTTCGTAGACACTGTCACCGAACTTGCAGTAAGCGTCGCGGTCACGGCCTGCATCAGCCTCTTTGAAGGCTTCCATGAGGTCATCCTGGCCCCACAGCCAGCCATTGACGCGGGCTTCAATTTGGCCAGAGTCCTGCACAGCCACCATGTGGCCTTTGGGGGCCAGAATTGACAGCCGCAGCTCACCGCCGCGTGTCAGGTTCTGCATGTTCATCTTGTTCTGGCCACCCCAGCGCCCCGTGTGGGCACGGTAATAGGCGTACCCACAGGGAAGGGGCATGCCGTTGGCGCCAGCTGTCAGAAAGCGCTGTGCGCGAGTGACGTTGGTGGTGGACTTGGTGGCGACGCGCACGTCGTACAGGTCTTGCAGCCGGGTTTGTTTGGCTGCCATGAGCTTGACGTCGGCTGGGTTATTGGCGTCAAAACCCCAGTCTGACGTGTTGTTGGGCAGATTGACAAATGCCGGGTCGTCTTTGGCAAAAGCGTAAGCGTATTTACCCTTATCGTCGCGCAAATCCTTGGGCTTACTAATCCACGCAGGACTGATTTTGACAGGTGGCTCGACGCCTTCGGCGCGCAGCAGGTCAGCAAATTTTTCGTTGCTGCCGATGATGCGCTTGATGATCTGCATGTCACGCTCTACACCGGTCAGCGCGCGTTCGTCAGCGCCTTTGAGCAGCTTGGCGTGCTCGGACTTGTCGTAAAGCTTGCCGCCGATGTCGTGGTCTTGGGGATTGACAGCGGCGTACATCAGCACTTTGCGCCGGTTCAGCTCACGGGTCAGTTCAGTCTGCACACGCGGTAGATCAACTTTGAGCAGCGGGCGTGTGAACATCTTGCAGGTGATGTCGATCAAACCCATCTCGTCGTTTGGCATTTTTGGCAGCATCTCTTTGAAGATGCGAAACATCTCGTCGACGTCGTTGGCGCAGTACACACCAGCGCTGGCGTTTAGTGCGCGCGACCAGTTGACAACGCCTTTGGTGGGCTCCAGACCGCCTTCAATCTTGCCAGCGCCGCCGTAGTATTTGGCTACTTCATCAAGACCAGCGCCAATATCGTTGCTGTGTAAGCCGCGAGCCATGGACAAAGTATCGTAAATGAAGGCCGGACAAATACCGTAATGATGAGACAGGATGAAGCCATCAAACTGAGCGTTGTGACAGAGAACGGCATGGGTGCTCCAGTTGATTTTTGCCAGCGCAGATTTGATTTGCTTGGCTGTGTAAATACGGGTTTTGCCGTGGCCGACTTTGATACCGACCATCTGGGCTTTAAAGCGTGGGTCGCGGATGTACTCGCTGGTGGAGAGCTTTTTGAGCGTGAACTCGTCGTCAAAAAATGTTTCAAAGTCCAGGCTAACCAGACGCGGCCAGTCGACTTTGTGTTGGGGGAATGCAGGCTGGCCAAATGTCTGTTGAACAGGCGTGAAAACTGCAGCGACTTGTTTTTTGAGTGCGGATGCCCAGCTCATGCAGCTTTCCTCGGTAAACACAGCGCTATGACTTGGCGACATTGCGCTACGTCAAATTCGCCAATATGAGTTTTTTCAAGCGGCAAGTCCATGGCATTGGCCAGCCAGTTGTAGGCAGCTTGTCGGCGCATGCCCATGTCGCGCCACAGCGGGTCGAACGCCAGGTGAGCTTCCCGTTTGGCCGCGCGCAGCTGCGGGTTGGCCAGACGGCCCAGAGGCAGCGTGCCGTCGCTGTAAACGCGGCGGTTGTCGACGTAAAGAAACGCGCCAAATTTGTGGCAGCCGACGCTTGCATTGCACGGCTTGCAGCGCCAGTATTTAAGGTAAGCCAGATCAGGACGGTCGTTGTAAATGGCCCGTCCGTCGACCAGCTTGGCAGCGTTGTTGCAGTAGGGGCAGGTTGGTGGGGTCATACAGCCACTGCTACTTTCTTTTTGGTTACTGATTTCTTCGCTGGTGCGGCCACAGGCACTTCTGTGAACAAGTCCAGCAAGTTCGTCATGCGCGCGTCTTTGCCGAGCATGTTGTCGTAGACCTTTTCGTCAAACGTGCCTTTGGCTACGATCACGATGGTTTCGGTCTTTTCGGTTTGACCGATGCGGTGCTGGCGCTTGGAGCCTTGTTTGAAGTGCTCCAGATCGTCAGTCGGGCCAGCCCAGATCGTGGCAGTGCCTTTGGTCAGGGTGTAGCCGTGAGCGATCGTTTTGGGATGGCCAAAGATCGTCTGGTACACGCCAGCCTGGTAGCCACGCACGATTTCGTCACGTTCCCGGTCAGACGAGCTGCCGTCGAGCAAGGCAAACGTAATACCGCGCTTTTCAGCTTCCTCGATCAGCAAGTCGCGCTGGTGCTTCCACTGAAAGATGACCAGGCTGTGCTTGCGCTGCTGAACCAGATCGAGGATCAGCTCGTAGCGCGCGCGGTCAACAATCTGGTAGCCGCCAGAGCCGTCGTACACAGCGCCGCTGGCAATTTGCAGCAGCTTGGTACGCACAGCAGCGGCGTTGATGGCTGTCATGGTGCTCTTGCCCAAGTTCAGCATCTGCGTCATCTCCAGCTCCAGGTAGGCTTTGAGCTGCTTGGCTGTCAAGTCGTATGGGATCGAATACTTGTGGTTGGCTGGGATGTCGACGCAGTCTTCGAATTTGTGTCGAACTACGATGTCAGATAACAAGCCGTAGACAGCTTCTTCGGCGCCTTCTTTGTCTTCCCAGCGGACCATTTCGGCTCTGCGGCCGATTTGCTTGGGTGTGCAAACAGCGTCACGGAATTTGTAAAAGCTGAAGCCCAACCGCTTGCCGTCGTCGAGCAGCTGTACCTGATGCCAGATGTCAGTGATGGAATTGCTGGTTGGCGTGCCGGTCATGCAGCACCGGTACTTGAAGTATTTGGTGATCTTGGCTATTGCCTTGCTGCGCTGGCTGGTGTGATGTTTGAAGCCGGTCGATTCGTCGACGACAAACTCGTCAAATCTTTTAAAGAAAGCAGGCTTTTGAGCAACCAGCCATTTGGAGGCGTCGATGTTGGTGATGTAAATATCGGCATCTTCGGCAAACGCTTCGACGCGGTTGGCAGCGTCGGCGACTGACACTTTCAAGTGGGGTGCGAACTTGGCAATGTCGTTTTTCCAGACACTGCGCAGCAGCGAGCGCGGCGCTACCACCAGCATGCAGCCGCTGCCTTTGGCCCGGCGTTTGGCAAACGCCATGATGCGCACAAAGGTCTTGCCGGTGCCGGGGTCAGACAGGTCTAAAACGATGTCTGATTTGGTGTTGTGCGCCAGGGAAACTACTTGGTGCTTCATGGGCTTGGCAAGGGTCATGATGTGAGTCTTTTCTTTGTTATTACCGGGTCAGTCAAAGTGCGGTTGGCGGACCATCCAGCCCTAAGCCGGTCATAAATAATGGTGCGTGGCATATTGAGTTTTTCTGCCCATTGGGTTACGTTAAGCGACTCACCGTTGAAAGTAACAATGATGTTGCTGCGCCTGTTATTGCCTTGTGCTTTGCTGGTAACCCATCGACAATTTGCCTTTGAATAACCCATGTTGTTATTGCAGCGGTCTAAAGTCATGCCTTTTAGGGGTTCGCTCATGTCTGCGTAAAAGTTTTCAAACTTTCTCCATTCAGTGCAAACTTCAATACCTCTTGCACCGTAGCTTTTAAATGCAAGATGATTAGGGTTATGGCAGCGACTTATCATGCTGGACCAAACGGCATAAATAGCTGTTCCTGATTTGCCGTGCTTAATCTTGTTTGGATTGCCTTTAAGTTTTATTTTTTCTTGACGCAAGCATCCACACGATTGGGTTCTGCCGCGCAAAACATGACCTGTTAAACACTCAGTAGTTTTTCCGCAATCACATAGATATAGCGCTTTGCGGTCTGCTGTAAGCTGCACAGCAACTAAACGTCCAAATTTTTGCCCGACGATAAAGCGCGATGGCCTTGGCATTACTGGACTCCTACAGTGCAATGGTTGGTGCCCGCCGGGCCGTATGGGCACCATCTGCAACTCCACTGATTTGGATTAGGTGGCCAGCTGTCACACGAAGTGAGAGCTGTACCGCGCTGGTTAAAGCTGCGTTTAAAGCGTAGGCTTTGATCACGGGTAAAACTGTTCAAAGTGATTTCTTTGACATCGAGGTACCAGAGTTCAGCGTGAATCAATTCCAGCTCGGGAAAGCGCAGAAAAGCAGTCAGCGCATAGAGCTGCAATTGCTGGGCGTGCTTGACTTCGTTGCCAAACTTCTTGCCAGACTTGTAGTCAATTACCACAGCTTCTGTCTTGGAAGCATGGACCATGGCGTCCAGCTTGAGCCGTAGCCAGGCCGTCTTCCACGGTGCAATGTTCCAGTCTTTGTCGTGACCCCACTCGCCTTCCAGAGACACTTTGCCTTGGGCAAACAAGTGCTTCATGTGAATGAACTCGGCCTCAAATTCTTTCATTTCGGGCACAAACGGCCCTGTACCGCGCACGAAGTGTTCGGCTGCATCATGGATGCGCGAGCCACGATCGTTGGCGTGTTCTGTCTTGCCGGCAGGTAATGGACGAGGCGGCTCCGGGACCTTCTGGTCATGTTTGAGATAGCAAAGAAACTTGCATTTTTCAAAATCGCCAAGCTTTGAGTAGGACCAGGAGTTAATCATTTAATCTTTCTTAGAACGAAGTTCGATCTTAGATAGTTGAACCTGATACGTCAAATTTTTCGTCTTCCAGCTGCATGTCGACTACTTCATCTGACATGAGGTGGCTGTTTTCGCTTTCCAATGCGCTGTAAATCCAGTCGGCAAAATCGCGCATCAACTGGGTAAACTGGTCTTTGTCAGTCGCTTCAGCTTCGCGTTCATCGCTTGAATCGTTGCTGGTCATTTCGCAACTCATCGTGTGTGAGTGTGAGTAACGGCCAGACGTTGTTATCTTGGCGTTGAAGTATTCATTGCCTAGCAGACGCTGAGTGATCTGCATGGCGTGCAGCTCGGTCGCTATGCGATACAGCTCTTTGTCGTTGCAGTACGCTTTGATTTCTTCAACGCCTTTTGAGTTGAAGTGGTACCGGCCGTGGAAACAAGCGCCGTCGCCCTGGCTGCAAAAGCCTGAGAAGTTAATGTCGATGACTGTATACGTTCCTTTGTTGTTCATCCGAATCTTAGGCGTTTCAATATCCAGTCCCAAAATCTTGGCGATTTGGTTGGCGTCTGCATAAACGTCGTCCCACCACTCGTAGTCCAGGTAGTGTTCGGCATAACGCATTGCGTCTCGGGCTTTGTCTTTGGCACTGTCACTCAACTCGTCAAAGGTGTATTCGCGGCAGTCGTCGCACGAGCCGGTTTGGCCGACTTCAAGTTCAGAGC